GGGTGATTGGCCACAAAGGAGTTTAATCGAAGTCTAGGAGGCCATCATGGCCGTAATCGGGGCAACAGCCCTAACATACGCAGACTGGGCCAAACGAATGGATGACGGCTATCACGTAGCCGTGATCATCGAACTGCTCAGTCAGACGAACGAGATCCTCGATGATATGCTGGTCGTGGAAGGTAACCTTCCCACTGGTCATAAAACTACAGTGCGTACAGGCCTACCGCAAGCCACTTGGCGTTTACTTAACACTGGCGTTCCAAATGCCAAGTCCACTACGGCACAGATTGTGGATACTTGTGGTAACCTTGAGACTTACTCCGTCATCGACAAAGATGTGGCAGATCTCAACGGCAACACTGCGGACTTCCGACTCTCGGAGGTCAAAGCTTTCCTTGAGGGCATGTCCCAGCAAGTAGCCGCTACGCTGATCTATGGAAACCAGTTCATCAACCCAGAACGCTTCTCTGGCCTAAGCCCTAGGTATTCTACCAAGAATACCGCCTTGTCCCAGACCGCAGCCAACGTCTTGGACGGTGGCGGTCTAGCATCCACGAACACGAGTCTTTGGATTGTGGTCTGGGGCCCTGATACCTATCACGCAACGTTTCCCAAGGGCAAAGTTACCGGCCTACAACACAGGGACATGGGCGAATGGCCCGTGCAAGACGGTGGTGGAAACACCTATCAAGCCTACCGAGACCACTTCAAATGGGAAATCGGACTCGTCGCCAGAGACTGGCGTTACGCAGTGCGAATCGCCAACATTGACATCACCCAGCTTTCTGGTGTTAATGCGGCCAATCTCATTAACCTGCTCGTGCGAGGCTTGTACCGTCTCCCGACAGCTCCAGCGGGTGCTACAACGATCCAAACTTCGGACACGCCTGAGGTTAGGGCAAATATGGGTCGAACCGTTATCTACTGCAATCGAGTCATCCGGACGTACCTCGACCTCCAAGCGATGAACAAGACCAATGTCTTGTTGAGGATCGAGGAGTTCGATGGCAAGCCGGTTACGACCTTCCGCAGCATCCCAGTCAGAACCTGCGATGCTATCCTTAACAACGAAGCACAGGTGGTGTAATGACTCAACCTTTCATGGCAATGATAATTCCGATTAGTAGCGGTGGCGAGCCGACTCACCCAATTGCTCCTGGTGGTCCGCCTCCAGGCTATTGGGGCGGAGTAGCTCCTCCGTATCCAGACCATGGCCTTCCAGTTCCTCCTGGTGGTGCTCCTCCCGGCTACTGGGGTGGTGTTGCTCCTCCTTTGCCGACCAATCCCATAGCTCCGGGTGGTCGTCCCCCTGGCATTTGGGGTGGTGGCAATGTTCCTATGCCATCGCCTCCGATCTACTTCCCGCCTCCGGGATCACCGCCTCCGCTTGGCATCTGGGGCGGCCGACCTCCAGCCTACGTAGACATCGGTGGGCCTGGGCCGCAGCCAAAGCCAGAGCATCCGATCGTCCTTCCCCCAAACCTTCCACCATCGATACCAGACGTCGGCCCCATCGATTGGAAGACTGGTTGGACACCACAAACTGGCTGGGTGATTGTTGGTGTGCCAGACGAAGGCACCACGCATCCCACGCCATCCAAGAAGTAAAGGAACCTTATCATGATCCTCGACGGTCTACTTCAATTCAGTGGCCCAACAGGCGATGCACCGACGGCCACCGGTGTCTCTGCTAACATCATCGATCTGCATATGGCTGGCATTCCTGTCCTTGCGAATAACCAGGGTGCCAGGGATATGGGCATTGGTGATGATCCAGCCCTTAAGCTGTTGGTTCTTGTGACCACAGCTTTCACAGGTCTGACTAGCCTTGCAGTAGCACTTCAAGGTGCTACTGATAATGGCGCCGGGGCACCCGCAGCGTTTACAACGTGGTGGACAGGCCCTGCCGTCGCCTTGGCTAGTTTGACAGCGGGCGCACGGCTATACGACATGGACATGCCTAGGCCTCCTGCCGGTGTGGCCGTGCCCCGTTTCCTCCAGATGCAATATACCATCGCTGGTACAGGCACTGGTGGAGTCATCAAAGCCTTCATCGTGATCGATCGTCACGATCAGATGTACAACGCAACCAACAATGCAATCCATGGCGGATACCCCGCCGGGATCATTATCACCAACTAAGGAGGTACCGATGCGCAAGTACCTATTCGCCGCAGCTCTAGGGCTTGCGCTGGTTGGGTCAGTGGGTGACGCACCGCTGGCCCAACCTGTCGGTCCGCCTAATGAAATCTGGTGTAATCGCACAGCTGTTGTATCTAGTGGCCCAGCCACAGTCTCACTTGTTACTGGTGTGGCTCCTAGAGCAATTAGCATCTGTGGCTGGATAGCTTCCGCTACCGCAGCCGCTACCATGCAGATAATCTCTGGCACTGGTGCAACGTGTGGAACTGGCACAGTGAATATAACTGCTGCGCATTCTATCCCCGCTGGTGCAGTTATGAACTACGCCTCCGGCGCAGCCTGGTACTCTGTTACTTCCCTTACAGGGCCACCTCCTGTCTTGGTGAACGTCTGCGCAATAGTAGGCGGCACAGGACCTGTACAGTTAACTCTAATGTATGCTCAATTCTAGGAGACTCTCATGGCTAGATTCGGATCGACTGTCGCCTTCGTAGTCGGAGGCAAACGCCATAAGGCCGGACAGACCTATGCTGATACCAAAGCTAATGCCTTAGCTGGCGATGTTATCTGGGCTGGAATGTCGTCTTCGACTATGAGCCCAGGCCTTATTCCCTTGGATGGTTCAGCCACGTCGATGAAGGCTGCTTCGGTCTACAACGGTGTCCAAACCAATCTCATCGACGGTGCTAACAGTATCGGAGCCTAAGATGGACGACAATGTAAGGCACATGCATCGTCACGCAGTCCATGCGCTTGAGGATTTCCAGCATCTGCGTGAGGAGCGTGATAACGAGGAGCTTTGGCATTCGTTGTCACATCACTTGAGGCATGTAGTCTATCGTGTGGAGAAAGAGAATGGCTAGATGGAGACTAACAGATTCTCATTACCTTGCTATCCCTGGCACGGAATGGGAATACAAGGAACAGAATCGTGAAACCGGTCGACAGGCTAGAAAGGTCTACGAGGTCCCGCTACATCTCGATCCTAAGAATCCTGCCGATCACAACTACCCTCAAGATGAATCTATTATCGTTTCGGATAAGTTCGATCCAGCCCATCCAAGGGATTATGTCTTTCGTGGTACTCCTACGCCTGACATGGAACCGTTGGATGACGAAGCTCAGAAAATCTCCGATGCAGAAAGAAAGAATTGGATCCATCCAATCGAAGCCTTGAATATGACCTACTCGGAGTCGAGGCTGAGCGAGTTTGAACGAGGCATCGCTGAACTCCTAGCCAAAGGGGTTCCAAAGGTATCTCATACTCCTGCGGCTGTGTCCCTTAGTGGCATTGACCCAGAAGCCTTTGAGAGGCTCCAACAGCAAGTGGCTACGCTGATGGAACGGAATGCTCAACTTGAGGCTGCCGCAACAACGGTCAGGAGGCGGCTATGAGCGATCGGGACCTAGATAAGGGTGGCTACGGCTTCCAGCGAGTAAGAACTTATCTAGGTCCAAGCCTGGGATGGACAGAAGAACTTGTCCATCCCTCGACCAATATTACCACCAGTGGTGTTTACAACGTAGCTCCTGGGGATAGCATTCTTCTTGTTGATGTTGCTGCCCCTGTAACAATCCAACTCCCAGATGTTCGGCTATGGGTACAGCAATCTGGTAGTCAACCCGCTACTGCGTTCGAGCGGGCAATTACAGTCAAAGACTTTGGTGGCAATGCGACGAACTTCAACATCGTCATTGCCCCGTTTGGTAATCAAACCTTAGACGATATCCAGCAATCGATCTTGATCTCGGTTTCTCGGTCGACTGTTAAGCTCATTCCATTGATTGATCTCACTGGCTGGATCGCCGAAATCGCTAACACCGGAGGTGGTGGTGGGAGCGGCACCGGGGATGTCTTTAAGGCTGGGAACAATACCTTTACTGGTACCAACACCTTCAATAGCACAGTAACGGTTCCTACCCCTCCGGTTGCCGACTCAAGTCAGCTTGCTGCATCAACAGCATTTGTTAAGGCCCAGAACTACATTACAGGTGCTGCCTTAACACCCTACGCCTTGATAGCCTCTCCAATATTCACGGGTAGCCCTCAGGCTCCAACTCCTGCTCCTGGGGATAATACTGTTGCTATTGCTACTACTCAGTTCGTTCAGAGTGCAATTGGCGCAGTCGGTCCTGTTGCACCGCCTAGTGCTGAGTACATCACAAGCTCGCCTAATGCCGGCTTAACCGCTGAACGAGTCTTAACAAACACTCCGAGTATCACCTGGGATTTCACTACCCCTGGACAGGCCAAGGCCAACTCCTCAGCTGGTGGGGGCAACGTCAGTAGCTCAGGCACTCCACTTAATGGACAATTTGCTAGGTGGGTAACGGCCACTACTATCGAAGGCATTACCATCTCGAGCTTAGGCTTCGCTCCAATTGACTCTCCAGCCTTCACAGGTAATCCAACAGCACCTACTCCAATTCCGTCCGACAATGACACCTCTATTGCCACTACGGCCTTCGTCAAGACTAGCCTTGGCGGCTATCAGCCCTTGGATGGTGATCTAACAGCAATCGCTGGCCTAGCCGGAACTAACACGATCTACTATCGCTCCGCTACCGATATCTGGTCACCTGTGACCTTCTCTGGCCTTAGCTTCTCTGGCGGTGTTCTAACAGCCACCGCAGGTGGAGGGAACGTCTCGAGCTCTGGGACTCCGGCCACAGGTCAAATTGCAACGTGGGTTGATCCTACACATATTCAAGGGGTAACTGGTTCATCTCTTGGCTTCGCCCCAATTAACAATCCAGTATTCACCGGTGATCCACAAGCGCCAACTCCGTTAACAGCTGACTCCGATACCTCAATTGCTACAACAGGCTTTGTTAAGGCACAGAACTATGCTCCATTGATCGGGCCACTGTTCTCTGGCGATCCGAGGGCACCAACTCCTGCCGCAGGAGACAATGATACTTCAATTGCTACAACAGCCTTCATAACAGCTAA